TGTTGGCGTTAGGAATCCCCACCTTTTTTAAGATTTCAGGTGAAAGTGGAAGGAATTTAGTTTCGCTTGCCTTAAATGGGCTGTTTAAAAATTGGTTAAATTGCTCCAACTGCCTGTCCTTTTCTTGCTTTTCTTCAGGAGTAAGCACACCCATTTCAACTGGCATTTCTAAAACTTCTATATCATAGCCTGCTATCTCGCGTGTTTCTGGGTCAATCCTAGGACGTTTAAAGAACTGCCACTTCGGCAATCCAGTTTTGGGGTCTAAAGGCGGCGTAAATGCTATTTTATTTTTAGCTGTATCAAACGCATTTGAAGTATCAGAAGAATTTACATAAGCCCTGTAAGCCTTGACCTTCTCTTCTCCTTCCTTGCTGCTTTCATACTGCTCTTTTAGCTTCACCTCTAGGACTCTCGACCTAATGTAATCACTTGCAGGCTCTGCACCGTTAAGAGCTTGAAGAAGCTGAATGTTTTCTTGGGCTTCCTGTTCTTTTTCTTGCTTAGACAATTGTTGTCGTTGGCCTATTGCAAAACGCCTGCCTATTTCGCCGGACAAAACCTCGTTGATGTCAGGCAATTCTCCAGTTTCAGAAACATAACGCTTAAAGGAGTGCATGTGAGGCGGGCTTGCCGCCAGAGAAAGAGCTTCTTTATTTTCCGTAGAGTATTGCGAGAGGTTCGGATGGTCTTTAGATAAATTCAGACCCTCACGAGTTGTTGCAATCTTTTCAAGATACTTCAAATTAACGCTTCTTTTAGGGATCGGAAACTCTGGAGCAACAATCTCAGCGGCTGATTCAATAGCATTAGAAATATTAGATTGTGACATATTGGGGTACAGCCTAGCTAAAGTATCTCTAACGGTAGCAATGTCAGCGTCAGACACGCCCCCCTCTTTTCGCACTCCTTCCTTATTTTCAAACATAGCCCTGAACCTGCCTTCAGCGTTAGCAAATGCCCCTCTAAAGTCAGCCGCTTCAAGCCGTTCCTGCTCCTGATCATAAACACTCTTATCAACTTGCAAGCCTAAGTCAGCCACTCCAGATTTGTAATCTTGCATAAGAGATTGGCGTTGGCTTAGCGGAAGGCTGTCTTCAGTAAGAAAAGCATCACGATACATATCTAAATCAGCCAATTTTTCGGGAGAGAGTTCTCCGCCTCTTAATGCTGCCCTTGAAGCCACATTACGCCTGTTTTCTTGTGCTCTTTCAAACTTGTCCATTATTTCTTTTTGAGCAAGTCTTTCGCGTCCAGCCGCAGCTTGATCTTCTCCGTATTGTTTCTCCTTCTCATACTGAGCCTCTTCACGCTTCCTAGCAAAAAGCCCCATCAACCCTCTTATGTCACCCATTCCGAGGGTGGACTCATCAAACGGTATCGTTTGCTGCGGCTGTGGGGCGGCGGCTTGCCCCTCCGCCATCGGCAGAGGCGGCACTCCTTCCTGCGCGACAACAGGTTCGTCTTTAGTTGTTGCTGACGATGCGGCAAACTCCTCAAACAACTGAGGGTAACGAGCTTTTAACTCCGACAGGGCTTCGGCAGTTCTCTTAGCCTCTGCCTCTTTCTTGTCCTCTTCATCTTTTTGACGCTGCCTCGCAGCAACAATAAGCGGAATGGACTTTTCAAGTCCTCCCGCAAGACCTTCTAAAAATGTTCTAGCCATTGTTTTAATTCCAGTTAAACCGTGCCAGCAGGCTTCCTACTTCCAAATAAATTTCCAAATCCGCCAGCCGCGCCTGCCCCGCCTAACACTGATCCAGCAAGTCCGCCCAGTGCGCCAGCAGTTGTTGGCTGATTGGCTTGCGTATTGTAGATGCTTGCCTGAGTGCCAAATATGTTGCTGGCAAACCCAGTGCCAGCCGCTCCAGCGTTCGGGTCAAGACCCATACCGCGCTGCATCTGGGGCATCGTAAATGGTGACGCACCCTGTTGCAGACCGGACATCGCAGCACCCTGCGCCGCAATCGGTTGTAACCCTAAGTAGGACTGGATGTTGCCAACGTCCTGTTGACGAGCGGCAAGTTGCTGCTGCGAGCCTACGTTACGAGCTTGATTGATCTGCTGCACACGCTGGATCGCATTAGCAAACGATTGCTGCGCCATAGCGTTGGAACGATCAGCTTCAGTCTGGCCGCTTGCCAGTAAGCCCAGAGCCTCACCACGCCGTTGCTGGCCTAGTTGCATACCGCCTTCCATCTTCGCAATCGCTTCGCGTAAGCCAGCACCAGTTCCTAGAGCCTGTCCGCGAGCAGCAGCAGCCCCTCGTACACCCTGCTCTAATGCGCGTTGCTGCGCTCCTGTGAGCCTTTCACCGGACATTAGCTGGTCTAGTACCTGTTCCTCAAGCTGACGCCGCATTTCGGCAGTCTGACCTGTGTCAGTACGCAACTCAGGGGCAGCACCAACCTCCTCATATTGCGTTCCTGACGCCAGTTCCTCTGCTGTCCCTCGCCCTTCACGCAGTTGACGGGCAAAGTCTTCCCGTAAGCCAAACCCTTCTGGGTCTAGCTGCTGCATCTGCTCCCGCTGCGCGGTGACAAACTGTGGGCCGAACTCAACGAGATTGTCTAGCTGGGCTTGCGTTAGCTGCGGGACAAGATCAATCAGGCCGGACATCTCAGCCTTCGTGAGATCAATATCTCCGAAGCCTCTGAAGTCCGCAGTACGCATTTCCCCCGTCCGAGGGTCTTCGTACTCGACCATTGTCCCCTGACGCGCTGCTGACTCAATCAGTCGGCGCGTTGGCAACGTATCTATGTCTGCGAAAATACCCTCACGATTCGCTTCAGCGTAATCAGGGGTAGGTGGTGGTGCTGGTGATGATTTGCCCATTTTACTATCCTAAAAAACGTCTTTTAATTCTGCCCATATCGACAACTGTCGCTCTGTTGTTATATTTGTGGCGCATCCACGCCATACTATGTGCGGTCTGTGACCATCTGTTCCAGACCATCTCGTACATCCGGTTCATGCAGCGCGGGAACCTGCTTACACAGGCTTCCACATAACAAATGCCCCCTTCCGTATCCTTATAATGCTCGTGACACTGCTTCTCAGTGTCTACCATCCGCAGTAATGTCAACCCAACTAGCTGCCCTTTCGCCTTGACAGCGTAATAACGGTTATTATTCACAAACCACTGCACCCAATCAAGCAAACGCTCACGATCCCATTCCGCACAGAAGTCAAGATTCTCCGCTAGGAAATCTGCCATCTCTACTGTGGATTCTGGGTGTGTCATCGCTGTGGATTGATAGTATCTGGGAATGCTGACGTTTTTACGGAGTGCAAAGACAGTCGGCCAGAGTCTGTAGCCACTACAAACTGTATGTCCTCAAACTTGCCCTTGCTCAAAAGGTTAAATCCCTTAACAAAGTGACGCTTACCGTTGCCCACCACGACATCGGACTCAAGCTCTCCTAAGAATGTCTGGGTAAGGTCATCATTATCCTCGCTCTGCACCTCGTATCCGTTTTCCTGCAAAATCTGGGACTCGTAACCGTCCATATCTTTAAGGAAAAAGAAGCTAACCTGCTGATCCTGTATCAGTTGGTTGTCCATATCGAACTCAACTTGATAGCCAGTCTTAGAGGCGTAAATTTCCTTAAAGTTATAGGCGCGAGTAACCAACTCAGTCTCGTAAGAATCGGTTTGGTCTAGGTAAAAGCTCTCAGACTCGTCATCTAGCTCAATAAAGTTTAGCCAAGTGTAAACTTTCCCGCTTTGGTCAGCAAACTGAAGGCGGGTTTTCCCGCTAAACCCTGTAACCGTAAAGTCATTAGGTTGCCAGCCAGTCCAAAACCCGCTCCAAGACTTCTGCTCAGTGTTATACACATATGTTCGGTTTGGAACCTCTATGCCGTTGGAGCAAACAGAAATTAAATAACGCTTATCGTAAAATGCGGAGCATGACTTAGACTGAAACCCGTCTGTATTCTGCTTAAATTGGTCGTTTATAGGGGCGGAGAGAGGTGTGGAAACATCTGTCTGCGCTCCAGACTCAATTGTAGACAGGCTCCTTACGCCATCAGAGGCCAAGAAAAACACATCAGAGCCAACCTGCTGCACAGTCTTGTGCGCCACACAACCTACCCTATTGTTAATAAGCTTGATCGGCCAGTCAGCGACTGCTACGGCTGGATTAGCTTCCACAACCCACACGCTGCGCTCCTTAAATACAAGCAAGTTGTAGGAGTACCAAGAAGCTATAGCGGTTATCGGGTCGCCTGTGCCGTCACCGACCCGTATAGCGTTACCTATAATGTCCCAGCTTTCCCCGTCTAAAATGTCACTGACGTAAAGCGTGTCGCTAGGTACGGCAGTGTCAGCAGATGTGCAAAACAATCTGTTAGTGTGGGAGGTGAGTAACTTAGGCTTAGAGGGGGTTTGCGACAGGTGTGCTACACCTTTTGCGTCAGTGCCGCCAGACGGGGCAGACGATAGGGTAACTGTAGGAGGAACTGTAGCAGTGTACCCAGAGCCTCCGTCCGTAATGTCAATGCTCTGAACTTTGCCGCCATATCCCAAAACAGCCGTTCCAGTAGCTGTAGAGCCGCTGCTAGTAGAAAATGTTACAGTAGGAACTGATGTGTAGCCACTGCCAGTGTCGGTCATTTCAACACTGGTTATTTTCCCTACAGTAATTGACTGAGATATGGACGCATCATCTATATAAGCTAAGTTTCCAACGCCATCACAGTAATACATCCGGTCAACAAGTTGAGCAAAGTGAACCGAATCTGCTGTTGAACTAAACGTGCCACCCGTGTCAGCAATAGCACCAGCCTCGCCAACAATCTTAACCTTATACGTCCCGCCGCTTGTGTCCGACTCCGCTACAACAATCTTTTCAATAGTTGGAGTATCAAAGTAAGCAATGGAATCAACAGAGCCTGTAAGGGTCGCAGTCCATACGGTTGATGTAGATTCCCAGTTAGTCGCTATGTCGCCCCAAATCGAATCAACAACATCGCCAACAAGCTGTGCCACGCCTTTACGGCTTACGATGTTACCAAAGGTGTCGAAGTCAGTGTTCTTCCCTATAGAGTAAGCACCCTCGGCAATCGTGTTCTTACGCACGTTGCTTGCCTGACCGCCGGAAAATGATACGTCCCCGTCGAAGGCAATCTGATCGTCAAGCTGGCTGTTCTCTTGTATAGGCATTAGCTTACAACATCTCGGAAGTTAATCTCTTGCTCTGTATGCGGGATTATGCGGCTAATGTTTTGTTTCTGACCATTCTCTAGGTCGCGCATAATCTGGATGTGCGATGCAGCCTCAGTAAATTTAAGCTGGGCTTTCTGATACTGACGCGAACGCTCAAGCATATCGCCTTCCGCAAAGGCAAGCAGCGCATTGTCAATTCCGTTAAGTGCTGGGGAATCATTGTCACCCAATGCAACCCACTTCAGCTTGCCTAGCACAAACAGAGTTCCGGTACTGTCCGGTACTGGAACAGGCTTGACACGACAGTTGCCGCTTCCGTCTTTGGGAAGGTTGACAAAGTTGGTTGGGGTAGCCCTGCGGGAAGAAACATTCTCCCACATATTAGGATCAAGCTGGAAAAACGTGACCCACTCTTCGTTAAAGATGTTTACCCCGTCAGTGTCTCCGGTTTCGGTAAACCGAATAGCCACAGGGAAATCAATCTTAGTAGTGGGCGCAGAAGAGCTTTGGTAAAAGGTAACTGTAGGCGCAGAGTCCAGCACAATCTCTGTGTCCTGTGCGGCTACGGCCTTAGATGCAACACCTAACGTCTCATCCCACAGCCCGCTATCCCAGATCATCTGGTAGCGGCGATTGATAAAGTCTTTGCAGACAGATACGGACGAGCTATCGGTGTCCGAAAGCTTCGTCGTTACAAAGTTAGATAGTTCTGTAAGTGTCATTAGTATTCAATTTTCACAAATCCAGCCTCGCCGCTTTTCCCCAGCGTATGGGAACCATCGCCACCACGGCCAAATCCTGAGTACCCGCAATTTCCGCCCTCTTCACCGCCGGCTGGATACGTCCCGCTAGAGGCATTATCGCGCTTGTATAGACCACCACTAAAACCATTTATATTAATATCGCCGTTACTAGCGACCCCGCCACCACCGCTCCCACCACCCGCACCGCCGCCACCGCCGCCAGCCGTATAAGTAACGCCATCATAAACCACCGTGGTAGCAGTGCCACTTCCTCCAGCACTTTGCTGCGTGCCACTACCCCCTGAGCCTACCGTGTAAGTAACGTCAGTCCCTGCGGTCACAGAGATTACTTTTTCAAAAAAACCTCCTCCTCCTCCTGCATAGGCGAAGATGTTTCCACCGCCGCCGCCGCCAACGGCTAACACCTTTATTCGAGTGACGCCCGATGGAACTGTCCAAGTCTGCGAAGACCCTGAAGTAAAAAAAGCTACTTGAGAGACTGAGGGGTTTTGTGCTGTTTGATCTGCCCAGCTAGGGTTAGCTCCCGACCCTCCAGACTGGAGAACTTGACCAGAAGTGCCAGCCCCCAGCCGAACATAGTCGGTTCCATCGTAGTACAAAATGTCACCTTGAGCATCGCTGCCCATTGCTATTTTTGCGCCAGTAACTTGATTGTCTAAAATCTTTGCCGTAGTTACAGCGTCATCGGAAATAGTCGCCGCCGCTGTTACATCTCCGCTGCCGTCAAATGCAGGAGAAGTCCACGCTATGTCTCCGGTAGCGGAAATAGTGCGGCCAGTTGTTAGCGTGTCAGCAGAGCCAGTTACGTTGCCTGTGACGTTTCCCGTTAAATCGCCAGTTACGTTTCCGGTCACGTTGCCAGTAACCGCTCCAGTTACATCGCCAGTTACATCGCCAGTTACGTCGCCAGTTACGTCGCCCGTAACACCTCCGCTCGCCGTGATAACCCCTGTAACCCCCAGCGTAGTGTCGAACGTAACAGCATCGGTTGCATTCAGGAGCGAAGCACGAACGCCGCTAGTAGAAAGCGTCAAGCCGCTGGCAGTGCCGTCACCGTCAGTTACATTTTTAAATGTGCCATCCAGACTGGCTACGTTTAAAATTTGCGAGTAGGTACTGGCTACTGTTTGTCCGGTTAAATCACCCATTATTCTGCCTCAATTCTACGTTCTAGTTCGTTTATGTATTTCCCAAGCTCTATGACTAACGCCTGACTCTCACTGTTCTCCGTCACCTGCTCCATCCCCAGCGGATGCCTCTCCGCTATCTCCCGAAACCCGTCCAGCTTCACGCTCACGCCGCAACCGCCGCTCACGAGCAGCAGTAATAAGATCAATAACAGCTTTATCTTTTTCATCTTTCCTTTGCTGTGCAACGTGTGCCGTGTGGATGTCCCCTAACCGCTCCAGCGCGTCCAATATCTTCGGTACTGCGCGAAGAGCGGCTAGGAGATCAACTATCATTTTTTGGTAGCGTATTCCTTCACTGCATCGACGATGCCCTGCCCGCCAATATAGGCGGGAACAATGACAATCACTGCGCCGATAATTTGCTCTGACATTTCCGGTGAGACTCCCGCCCACTCAGTTGCCAATACGGTTAAAACGCCGCCAATGGCGACCCACAACTTTCTGCTTTTTAGTTTATCTTTCATATTACTCTCCACCAAACAACTTACTAAACGCTGCCGCTCCACCCGCTGATCCTAATC